CTGTCATTGTTTTTGCATCATGTGTATCCATTATATAAATTTTCCTTTAGTATGACCCCGTTCAGCAATACCATCTGCTGTTTTTATATATCCACCTTCTGCACAATTCCAAGCTCTTAAACTTTTATTAATCCGGCTGTCTGGGTCGCTCGCTGTTTTCGAGGATGTTAACTTTTTCTTCATGCCACTCATCCTTGCGCAAAAGGAGTCTCTCCTTGATCCCCCCTCTGGTTGAGGCGGTTTTAGGTTGTGCCCTTCTTTCTTTGCAGAAGCCCGCCCCTTGGCGTTTAGCCCCCCGTTCGGGTTCTTCCCCTCCTTGCGTTGCCAAGCTGGAGATTTAGCCATGATTAATTCCCGTTAGCGATCAAGTAACCTTCTTGCGAAACTGTCAAAGCCGCAGTACCGGTACTAACTTTTGCTTGCAATTGGATGTCCGTTTTCTCAGAAACAAGCCTGGGCATTACTCGCTGTGTATGGTAGTTGTTTGTAAACGGAGCCACAACAGTAACGCTAGATACCCCTGCACTATTTGTTTGATAGTTCTGATATGTTGCAAAACCTGCGGGGTTAGCGTTCAAGCTGGTATTGATGTCAATACGGCTCAAGTAGAACGTGTATCCTGCGGGCACGGTGTAAATGCCCATCAAAGTTCGACCGTTGCCTGCTGCAATCTCTGCGTACAATGTTGTATCTGATGTGTCTTTTAGCGTAATGTTACCAGTAGGGGCACCACTAGCGACCGACATACTGTTGATACGGAAATAAGACTTTACTGTAGTTACAGCCGTTGTGCCGTTTAGCTTGATAGTCTCAGAAATTTGGTTGTAATTCGCATCCAAGCCGTTGATGGTTATCAACGAAGTTGCATCAGCACCTGTGTTAACAGAGCTGACAAGGTGCATTTGAATAGCAGATGACGGAAAAGTATAGGAGGTATTACCTTCCCACACAGGCACAAACGATGTACCTACCGCTGTTTGATAACCATAAATGTTTAAAACACTATGACCATAAATTTGACCGCGTGCAACTTGTAGCTCAAAAGGCTCGTATCTCGCTTGACGCGTAATGGAATTGAACTGGTTATTGGTACTTGGAGTACCATTTGGGCTTTGGTTTGCCATATTAAGCTCCTTAAATTAAGAAATGGGGGCCGAAGCCCCCAGGGGATTAATCTAAGTTACCGTATGGGTAAGTTGTCAAAGTACCAATGTTGTTGTCATTCTGAGCGTAGCGAACAATAAAGTTCAACTTACCGCCAGTAGGAGCTGCAACGCTTGTACCAGTGATAGACAACGTGAATACTATCTGAGACAAAAACGATGGGTTAGCACCGAGTGTTGGATTCTGAATGTCAGAAGTAGTAGCCAACATGTTCAACAAGTTAGTACCTGTGTATGTTGTTGTCAAACGACCAGCAGTTCCAACGCCTGTGCTTGAAGAAATAACCGCTGTTGCGTAAGCAGGTGTGCCTGCTGCAGCTGTATAGCCGTTAGAAACAAACACGCTTGTGTTAGAAAGTGTTGCGCCGGACTCACCAGTAATTGCCAAAGGATAGTCAACAATGATGTCGAGAATCTGGCTATTAATTGGTAAATACATTACCACGCCACGATACACCTGTGTAGACGCGTCCGCAGGGATTGTTTGAGTCGTTGGACCGTTAGCACTGTATGTGCTAGAAGGAGTATAAACAGTGCCGTTCAAGTTAGGGATGTTGTTACCCCAAACAAATTGACCAGATCCACCGCTGTAACCAGCAGTACCAACAGTAGTGTTGGAGAGATCAATGTAGCAGTCTTGCTCTAAAACTGTGTAACCAATATCGCGCAAAGCGCCAAAACGGTTGTCGCCCGATATGATTGGTCCTTCAAATGTACTGCGTCCCATGATTTTTAGTCCTTATGCAAAAGCCTCTTGTTAATCGTTGCATCGTCTGCTGGGCCAGTGGCAACAAGAGTGAATTCCCAGATGCCACTAATATACACTAATTTTGGGGTGTGTCAACAAGTTTTTTCTTTTTTCTTGCTTCCATCATTTTAGCTTTCCACACAGGGTCAGCCCATAGCGCTTTAGCCGCAGCTTTCTTAGCAGCTTTGACTTCTTCACGGTTAGCAATCTCTTTATTGTTGGCGGTTTGTTTAGCCGCGTATTCTGGGTCAGCCCACTGCGCTTTTGCTTGAGCGCTTGTTTTAGCTTTAGATTCTTCTGTATTACGCGCTTCCTTGATGCTTTTAGCTAAGGTGTCACCTTGGGCTGCCCAAAGTTTTTTAGAGTTAACTGACTTGGTTTCAAGGGCTTCTGGAGTGTTTTGCGCTTTGATTTGCCCGGCTACTACTTTGGCGCGGTATTCTGGATCTTGCCAATGTTCTTTGGTAAAACGCCCATCGTTGGCTTTTTGTTCATCAGTTCTAACATGCCCTGTCGGACCTTCACCACCATCCGTTAAATTAAACAGTGGACCTTGTTTTAAGTCTCTGCGTCCGTAAAGTTTTATAAGTTCAATTTCTTTAACAAAAGCTGCTTGCTCATCCGGGGTCTCAAAAACTCGATCACATATTGGTGTTAAATTTAAACCGCGAAGATGCGATAAAAAATCTTGCAAAGGCTTATTGTGAGACCCCCTAGACCAATGGGACAAATCTCTGTCGCCTGTCCCTTTACCTACGTAGACCGGTTGTTGATGTTTGGTAGCTCTTGGATCACGATACACATAAACATAAAACATACTTGACTCCTTATGAAAGACTCAAGTGTACCACAATGGACGAGGATTTGCAAATGTTTTTCTAAGTTGTTAGATTGTGCCTTTGATACGGGAAATAAAAAAGGCCCCTTGTGGGGGCCTTTAATTAAACTAAAAGTTTTAAATAGTAGTTTAATATGAACTAAAGATACCTAATGGATCGCTCCAACCGAAGCTGTAACGCTCTCTAGATTTGTAACGCACGTTCCCCGTATCAAAATCACCATCCATGGAATTTTGTAGTGGAATACGCTCGAAGTGCTTAAGACCGTTTGGCACGTCAGTTGTCAGGAACCATGTGTTGGTTGATGTCAAGAAGTGGTTAACGGTGTAGCCTTCAGGAATAGCTCCGTTGTTCTTGATCGCGTTAATGTCGTTGTTGTTTGTACCAACGCGCAATTCTGTCTCGAGGAGACGAGTTGCAACGAACATTAATGATGGGGGAACAATAAGTTTCTTAGGCTTAGCAGCGATCAAAAGTCCACGCTCGTCTGTCCAAGCAGCGATCTGGATAACGGCGGCTTCTAAGGAAGTCTCGTTCAAATCGGAAGGAGTTGTGAATGTGTTGGCGTTTGTACCGCCATTGACTAATGGGTGAGCTGTAGAGAACAGAGCTTGTCCGTCACCGCCAGTGTAGGCAGCGTTATAACCGTTGTTCAAAACTGAAGCTGCTTTAACCTGCTTGGTGTAAGCCATAGCGCGAGCAAGAGCCTTGGTATAACGTGCTGACAAAGAGTCATACAAGTTATCTTCAATCGCCTCTTCGGTGATTGAGAAGCCAAGAGCGATTGTCTCGTGGTTGTAGCGAGCTGTCCAAGCTTCCTGAGCATTGTCATAAGCAAGAGCTGAGCCCTCGTTCTTGACTGGTGCTGCAGAGAAACCTGACAGTTTTGTCTCTTCTTCGAATGAACGCTCAGAAGTCTCTGTTTCGTAGATTTCTTTGTGCTCTTCGCCGTATCTTGCGTACTCAAGTCCGAACAGTGCGTTCAATCCTGGGAGCAATTCCTTCAATAGTTGTGCGCGTGAAATAGCCATTTATGTGCTCCTTGATTAAGCTGCTGTTGCGTTTAAGTAACCGTGGTAACCGAAGTTCCACTGTACTTGAACTTCTGGGTAACCGACGAAAGACAGTGCTGTACCGCTTGCAATAGTAACTGCTGCAGACAAAGTAACAGTTGTTGAGCTTACGTTAGTTACAGTTAAGAAGTTGCTTGCGAGTGCGCCAGTAACACCTGGAACAATCAACTGCATACCGGGGCTGATCGCTGTATTAGCGGCAGTCAAAGTAAGAGTTGTGCTGGAACCAGATGTAGAACCAACTGCAGTAACAGTAACTGCTGTATCTGGAACAACGTTAACAACACGGAAAGGTGCTGAAGAAGTAACACGTGTGTTACCTTGTGTGCCAGAAGTAACAACACCACCGGTCAAGCCCATTGCTGAGTCGCCAGTTGTAGTATTACCAGAAGCTGAACCACCGTTAGAACCGTTAGTTACCAAGTACATGTTAGACCCAATGAAAGATGGGTTTACATAACCGATAGTAGCGCCGGGTGTGTTAGATACAGAAGATGTACCTTGTGTGAGCACAGCTGCTTGGAATACAGCATAAGGATCATCCACAACATAACCTTGCAGACTGTTAGGTCCATAGATTGTGTTAGTGATTGTGTTAGCTGCATAGAACTGTGCACGGACTGTCTGGCTCATTGAGTTGACGTATTGAGCGCCAACAAAAACACCGATAGTACCAGCAACAGGTGAAGACGCCGCGCCAAGAGTTGTGACGACTAATGAACCACCACTTGCTGTAACGACATCGCCGTCAAACATGTTGTAGCCATAGCCAGAAGCGATAGGGATGAGTCTGGTAGAACCAGAAAACACTCTACCACCAGACAGGCTTACAGGCTTTAGACCGTAAGCTGCAGGAACGATAGGATATGCCATTTAAAAACTCCTAAGTTTATTTAATACCAGCTCCAAAACTTCCGCCTCTTGAGCTTGTTGACTGCCTTTCGGAGAACAAAGTCGCCATGCGTGGGTCTTGGTTTTTCAAGAAATTGTTGTCTACGGAATCCATCTGAGCTCTGTTTTGGTTTTGGTAGTACTCGTCCATGGCTTTAACGCGTTCTGTTGGCATCTTGCAAAGCATGAGGCCTCCAATCTCCACGTTGCCGCTGGCGTTTCCTTCCAACATCAGTTCTGGATGGTCTGCTGCCTTGACCGGCTCCCAGCCATCTCTGCGTTTTCTAGACACATTGGTGGGGTCCGCAATACTCATTACATGGGTAGCAATCCAGCGGAAAGACATACCTGGTATGGGTGTTGGATCGGGCAACTTACTCGATGGTGTGTACACATATCGAGCCTCTTGTGTGCGTGTTTCTAAGTCACGGGGGGTACGGGTATTACTATTAGCCATTTAATTTCTCCAATTTTAAAACTTCAGCTGCATACACTTTGGGGTCCATTTTGAACTTCTTCGCCAGCGCAAGCTGGGTCGTAGTCAGTTGTATCTTCTTTGTTCCAGAAGAACGACTTGCAGGTGCGGTGACAGACGGCGTCTTTTTTGGAGGATCAGCAGGCGGCGTAGTTTCTGCCGTAGCCTGTCCAAACATATCTGGAAAGGTCTTTTTGATGCGGGAATCAATGGCCTCATAGTACTGATCAGTAC